CCGACATCGATATATATATATAATTCACATTATATATATATTAATTGGTTATTACGAATTTTAAAACTTGTTATAAAGAAACATCATTATTAAATCCTATATAAATAATTATATTTGTTGCACCATTTGTTGTATCTAAAATCGGTCCCCAAGCATCTTCATCTTGTTCAAAAACACATCCATAATTGGATTTATTTGCTCCTTCAAATATTGTATTAAAAGATATTGCTGCGTTTTGACTATACCATATAGCACTTGGACTATATCCTCTTGATAAATTACCTATTCTAGAAACACTATTATAAGATTGTTGAATAAATCCTACTACATTATTATTGGAAGAATTTTTTAAATAACCTAATATTGTGGAAGTAAAATAGTAATTTTGGGAGAGAAGATTGTAAATATTTAAATAAGTATATTGAATACCTGAAACCGTTGTGTTGGTAGCATTTGCTTCTGTAAATTTAAAAGCAATCCATTTATATTTATTTCCAGAACCCGTAGTTGATCCATTTAAATAATATGCTGTGCTACCAGAGTTGTATGTTAATGGTGTTGAAAAACTACCTTCCCCTGGTGGTTTTGTCCATGTATATCCAGTAACATTTGGGTATGGTTGTGACGTATTACTTCTAAATCTTCCATTTATAAATAATAATGTCCAATCATTAACAACGTTTTCATGACTTGTTATATCAGTAACAGCAATTGTGTTTAGTTGAGTATTAAATACAGCCATATTTGCTATCTCTCCCAAATTTGTAATTGAAACAATTGGTGTGGTTATTCTTGAACTACTTTTATTAAAACTAGAATAATCACAATAATATGTTATTGATTGTGTTGTATTTATTGAAGCTTCTCCATTTAAATTAAAAGACTTTTCATTTATACTAATTGAATCGGATGGAGATTGATTACCGTTTGTAGGCGTACCAATACTTTGTGTAAAATATATATCTTTAAAACGGTTTGATGTATTACTATCAATTTCAGTACTATTAAATTGATATATACCATTTGTTACTATATCTGTTCTACCAATGTTGATTTTACCAGCATAATTCGTTGAACTTCTATTAGTTTTTGATACAGAGTTTATAAGTCCAACTGTTATTCCAGCAGGAGAAGATGTATGATATCTTACATATTGGTATTGAGAATTTACATTACTATATGTTCTATTAAAAGATAAATCAAAATATTGAACACTTGGAATTCCCATACAATATGATATTGTTGAAACATATGTTTCCGTTCCATCAACAGTAATTGTTGGATTACCATTTAATTCATCAATATATACCTTAAATGTAGAAGAAATATTATTTCCTCCGACATCACTATGTTTAACAAATGTATAATTCAATGAATAACCGGATGTTGATGGTATTCCAATATTGGAATGTAATATATCTTCAAGAGAAAAAGAACCATTTAATCTAAACCCTTTGGTTTTATTATTTGTATGTGGGTCACTTGTGGTTGGAGATGAAAAATAATTAACGGTATTACCATTTTTATTAATTCTTAAAGGACTTATACCAAAGCCTCCATAAGTTAATTCTTGTTTTTCACTTCCATCTATTGAAAATGAAATTTCAGTTAAAGAACCGCTATTATCTATATATTTGCCATAACCAACTTGTGTATTTTGTTGTGTAGAAGAATATGGGAGAGATATTTCAAATGTTCTGGTAGAATTTAATAGTTGTAAATAATCATTATCTGATTTATTTAAATATCTAACACTTGAATTATTTAAATTATCACCACTCCATGACCCACCAGTAGGCGTTGATATTCTATATGCATATGTCGATACGGTAAACCAACTAGATGCAGGTGTCGAACCCGTGCTCGATGGTAGTCTTGTAAAAGTTGATGTAATAATAGATGATGATGGTGAATAAGATGTAGTTGATGTTAAATTATTTCTAGCTGCTGTTACAAATCGATATTTTGTCCCTGCTCTTAAATTACTTATTACGATAGGGTAGTTTGTATTTTTGGCTACATTAGATATACTAGTATTTGTTTGTATATTTGAATTGGTTATAGCTGACCCTGATACACTCGATGATGTAGTTTCAAAATCAAAATATGTATTGGAAGCGTCAATTAAAACACCATTTGAATTCGGAGAATTTAATTCCGTTTCAGTTACATAATAATTAAATGTTAACTTTATTGTACCGTCGGTAACGGTGTTTTGTGAAGCAAATTGTGGAGTAGAAGGAGCCAAAGCAGTTACAAAAGATAAATCATTAAAGTAAAGTGAACGATCATTGATAGTTGGAACATTTTCAGCATAATTAGTTCCATATATTCTAACATCAAACGGATCTGTTTTACTTAAAATATTATTAACAGCATTTGAATTTGCTTGCGATTGATTGATTTTATTTATCGTTAATGTTTTATAGGAAGAAGTATTGTAATCTTCTGTATTAGAAAATGTTTTAGGCCATATACCAGTTGTAAATGTAATCCATGAATTTGTATCATTATCATATGACGAATTACCAGTATTTACATTTCCTGAAATTTCCAATGTAATATTATCAATAAAAGGTATATTTTTATTTTTTAATGTGTTTTGAAAAGCTAATTTAGCTAGTGTAGTGTTTGTTGAATTTGCCAATATATTATCATATGTCCAATTAATTTCAATATCACCAGCACTTGCGACTACTTCTCCACTACTAGAAAAAGCAGATGGTTGTCTAGTCATTATTTCAAAAAAGGTTAATTTAGTGTTACTTGTATGTATTCTATCAAATACGATTGTAGAAAGATCGGTAATTGCTTGGGTTGTTTGACCGGACAAATCTCCTATACCTCCACTCGATTCATTTGATAGATTTTGAATGTCATTTGATATATCACTTAATTTATTTAATATGGTTCCAATACCTCCACTAGCGTCTGTTGGATCGCCCAATACATCGGCAATTTCTTTCAATGTATCTAATGTAACAGGAGCATCTGTTAATAATGTTGATAATTGAACATTTACATTTGCCAGATTTTGAGATATATCTGAAATATCGTTTGTAGGAACAAAATAAGTTCCATCAAATTTCAAAAATTGTCCTTCTATTATATTATTAACACTAACATCTGATAAGTCAGTAAAACGTTCTTTATTAATATTTGTTAGTCCAAGTCCTTTATAAATAAAGTTGTTTATTTCTCCACCACCAATTAAATCAACTAAATTTTTAGTTTTATCACTATCTTTTCTATACGCCAATTCTAATTTATTTATATTATTAAAGGAAGAAGCGTTATTTGTTATTATAGACCCATTCAACTCTAATTCACCAATAGATACTTGTGTTGCGTTTACTGTTTTTGATATTACTAACCTCCAATATTGATATTCAACCGGAGTTGATAATGTAACTGTATAATTTGAAAAAGCACTATTAACATACCACGTTTCATTACTTAAATCAGAAATATCTGCAATTTCATTCCATGAACTTGAATTATTGGAAGCAAACATTTTAAAATCTTTTGGATGACTATTTACAATACTAGAAGTAGTATTTTGCTGTGGTTTAATAGTAAACGAATTTACCTTTGTATTTGTAGAAGAACCCATATTTATTTGTAACCATTCACCAGAATAACCCTGTGTTACTTGTGTTCCTATATAAATACCACTTGATTCATATAAATTATCTGTCGATTTCCACGTATTACTATCTTGGCCAGTTAATTGTCCGTCAAATGCCTTAGTTGCTGTTGATGAACTTGATGATTGTTGGGTTGAAGCTGTATATGTTTGATTTGAAAATAATGATGAATTAGCACCAGTAAGTAATGCTGTTCCTCCCCCCGAATCTGTAAGATTTTTTAATTTTATATTTCCATTTTCAACATTTATAACATTATAATTTTGTAATACATCATCATAAATAATTGTAAAATTACTTGCATCATAAGTGGTTTGATTACTAATATCCTTTGTAAAATTTATTTCAATTGTTCCGTTATTTAAACTAATATCTGTTAAAATTGGAAGTATACTTTCTGTCATCGATTGAGATAAATCTTGTAATCTGACATTTACATTTTGTGATAAATCATTTAAATCCAAATAAATTTCATTTAAACTTAAATCAATTCGTTTAAAGTAAGATAAATTTTCTTTGGAATAATAGCGACTACCATTGAAATAATAAATAAAATCTTGTATTTCTTCGTTTGATATTGTTTGTAAATTTGTTTTTGTTCCAGAATCTCTGGTATAATTTATTACCATATTCGATAAATCGGTTAATGTATTTAAGGTTGGTTGGATAGCCAAACCAGATATTTCCGTAACGGTTAATGCATTATCGTATAATCTAATTTCATCCAAACAACCTAAACTATTATTTTCTCCGTTTCTAGATAATAATTCTAAATCACTCATTGCATTTTTTGATTCAACATAAATATGGTGCCATCCTGTAAAAGATGAAGCATTTAATGATGGTGTTATATCAAATACACTTATCGGTGAATTACTACTATGTGGAGTAAGAGTATATTGAACACCATCTATAAATAATTTATTTAAGTTATTACCATAACCAGATAAATTGTTCGAGATATCTACAAATAATTCCAAAGAAGAATTAACACTGCTCATATCACTGACAAAAAACCAATTTGGTTGTAAACATTCATAATCTTTTACCCAAAACGAAACTGCTTTTACATTAGATGGCATTTCTGATGATGTTAAAAAAAATAATCCTTCGCCAGATACTCCTTTTTTACTATATCCAATATTACTTAATCCACTTTCATATACCCCGTTAGATTGATAATTTCCATTATGTTGTTTATCGTTGAACGATTCAAAATAAACTTGACCGGATATATCATTTGGGTTTATTATATGTGTTATTGAAGAAGCATCGGTAATTGAATTAGAACTGTAATCCAATGAAATATTTACTTTGTTATCTATTACATAAATTTCTCCTAATTTTACTGTCGTTGAGTTTTTTAGAATTTCAAAATTTTCTAAGTCATATGTTTCTAGATGTTTAATATTTTCATCAAATGTTAATTCTATAAACCGATTATTACATAAATCAACATTTGTTATTTGAGAGGTTGAAACAATTGAATTATTAATTGAAGCAGAACCGGCATTTGAACTACTAGAACTTCCCGAACCTAATTCTACGGATATTGTATTTCCTGAAATAGACACATTATTACCTGCTATTAATCTATTTCCTATATTATTTGATAAATCCAAAAAATAATCCCATCTTACAGCACCAGAACCTATCGTTTGATGTGACTCAGGTAAATCATTTACTGGATCTGATGGCGGATTTACTAAACCATATATATTATCTGATGTGAACAATAAACCAGACATTATTAGTATAATATAAAATTAGACAAAAATTAATTTTATATTACTACATCATTATCATTATTGCTTTACAACTAAATAATTTTTTATGTTAGTAATTGCTCTAGAATTTAACTTTCTCTCCCCAGTTTTTGTTTTAATCATAAAATTATTTAATTCTTTTTCATTATTTGTTAAAATGGTTATAAGGTTAAATATTGTTTTATATTTATCCAATATTTGCATTCCTGTATCTACACTTATATTTGGTATTTGACTCAACATAATTACATCTATATTTTCAGGAGTAATATTACTTTTCTTTTCCCTTTTAACATATCTACTATATTTCAAACTAGGTGTATTTTCTACCGTTTTTTCTTTAATTGAATCAACCACTTCTGCTTTCAATGTAATATCTATTTTACCATCTTTATTTTTTTGAACAGGTTGTGTTTCATTAGGTAATAATATATCTACATTTTCATAATATGGCTGTTTTGTTTGGTTTGACTTATCGTTTTTATGTATTTTTAATGCTGTGTTTAATAAAAATTCAGCAGTTTCTACTGTTGTAGATGTAACAAAAACAGAAAATCCTTTATAATACATTATACTAAATATAGCACTATATATTGTATCTCTGTTTATTCTTGTATATCTATTATTCCACATTGAAATATTGCCTTCTATTAAATACATAATATTATGATTATGAACACTACAATTGTTTAAACGATATGACTGTTCATTATATCTACCATCTTGTATAGAACTAGCTAAATCATTTATAGTTTTTCTTTCAATCAATAATTTCTCATTATCTTTATTGTCTTTAATAATTACATCGGATAAAGGTAAGTTTTCCACTATAACTTCTATTGGTTTAAATTTAATATTCATTGTTTTTATAGAATTAATTAAACCTATTAGTTTTTTTTCTCTATAATCCACTACTAGTTTCATTATTTATTATGAAATAAAAATACTTTTATATTAGTTATTTAATTAAGTTATTATCAAACACTGAACTAATTTTACCAAATTGTTTATCAATATCATTATTAAAATGTTTTATTGATAATTGTTTTTGCTTTGTCCAATCATTCTTTCTTTTATTTGGTGATTCAATATATTTACTATCAAACCAATCATTAATTTGTGCCATTCTATTATTGGGTATATTTTTTATATAGTTTTTATTAGGATAAATAACTGATAAATTTTTATAAAAATCATTCGGTAGTGGTGGATATTTTATTGTGAAATGAAACAAATTTTGGTATAATGAAGACGCCTGGTTTAAAATTAATCCTGAATAATTATTATTTATTTTAAATCCAATATTTATATCTGAAAGACCCCCATCCATATATATTCCTTTTCCTACATCATAAATAAAATTTGCATCTGTTGTTATTCCTGGTATACATGAACTTGCTTTTAAAACATCATTAAAGTTTTTAGTTGTTAATTTATGATACTCCTCAAAATAATTATTTGGAAAAATGTCTTTTGGGTTATTACCCGTATAAAAACAAAGACGATCAAATAACGTATCTTGTAAAATTAACGGAAAAAAAATACTGACCAATCCTAAAAAAAACATAAACATATATTGAATATAAACATGAAGATAGTTATATATTGGTTTTAATCTATCAACAATTATAATAATTTTAAAATCATTTGATTTTATAATTTCACTAATTGCTGAATCTATTATTATTTTTTTTCTAAGACTAGACATCATAATTTCTAAGGTTTCAGGAGTGTCTGTTTTTTGATATGTCATATCAATTATATGATCATAAAATTGAGATACTATGTCTTTTTCAGTAAATATAGATGTTAATAATGATACGGTTCTATATCCACCAAATGAACTACATATAAAAGTGGTTGGTTTTATTGGTTTATTTGATTTTTTAAGATTGTTATATTGTTTAATAAACGTTGTTT